TGGTTAAAGGCATTAATGCAACCTCAACAACAAGGTGATAACCACACCCCCCATTCCCGCCAATAAGGCAAAGGTGTGTTGTCTTATATTGCGTTCAATGTTGTCTAATCGGTTAAAGATCGTCTTATCCCGCTCCTCGCAACGCGCAACGTGCGCTTCTAACTTAGCCGTTAGGTCGTAAAGTTTTTCTTCTGTTTGTTCCACTATTACTCCCCCTGCGGTTAGCTTATTTGTTTTTTAATGCGGCGCACCGCGATTATCATGGTGGTGGTGTTGGCAGTTCCAGTTCCGGTTCGCTCTCAGGTTCAATGATCAAATTACCTTTGTTGTCAGTAGCCGGGCTTTTTATAATATCCGGGTCACCACGTTCCGCGATTATCGCCCATGAAATCGTATCCGTGGATGAAGAATTTTGGCATTCGATTGTAATCGTATTTCCAGAAAAACTACTTTTAACTGCGTCCCAGCCCGTTTCATTTGAAGTAAATGTCTGCACACTGTCAGATTTTGTGAGCCACTCGAACGTGCCAGAGGTCATGTCGTAATGACTATCAATATCAATGGATGCTCGACCATTTACTAACTTGACCTTCCCTCGATAGACCACGTCTATTTGTGGGCCTTCAATACTCGAATGTACTAAGTCATGTCCTTCACGAAGCCCGTGTGAAATTCTAAAATTCTTAGTACTTGAGATTGATAAGGTTACCCCGGTAATTGCACCCGCAGATTGTATAGATGTCCCATAAACGCCGACTGTTGAATACCCTAAATATCCGTAATGTGTCCCACTTGGGCCAAAGCCCGCACAAGCGACTTGAGCGGATGTATTTGTTTGGAAGTATCCGCCGAAGCCTTTTTCAGAATAACCCCGTGTACCGATTCCGGCGCTACCGGAGTCGTTGTAGCCATAAACCGCGGCAGTTGTACCTGCATTTTTCTGACTGTAAATGCCTACTCCAGTCCCGTCATGCGTGACCTGTAGTGCATATTGAGCACTGAGAGGGTTGTCTTGATGCAGGTTCATCAGTTGATCGGTGGTCGTATTGTCGTATACAGTTACTTTTCGTGTATCTGACCCCGCGGAATTAATACCAACATTCCCGTCAGACCGTATGGCAATCGCGTCGGTATCTGAGGTGCTACCGATTGTGCCACCATCGGCTATTACGATACCGGCATTCGTTACGGTTAAGTTAGCAGTAGCAGTGCCAGCTTTCATCGTATTGATTACAAGCTTACCGTCTTCTTCTCCATCCGTAACGTCTGTTGCTACTGCAAAGATTTGAGCAGCGTTGAACAGTTGGTTGTTGTCATTCTCCATGTTGAACTGGATAATTCCGCCACCATCGTTATCTTCGGGACCGGGACTACCAGTGGAATATCTTGTTAGATTAAAAACCGGCCCAGTAGCGGAGGTATCCTTATCTGTAGTCACTGATAATTGGGCAACATTGTTTCCAGTGACGCTCATAGTCAGACCCGTGTCCGCCACATGAGTGAGCAGCACGTCCTGATCGGCACCGAAATAGGCTATTGCGCTGTCGGAATTAAGAATCAGGTCATCATTGGTTTGGACATCGCCGCTGACTACCAGATTTCCCGCAGACGATAACGTCATCTTCTCCGAGGCTGCCCCTGAAGCGGCGGTTTTAAAACTGAGCTTTGTAGCGTTAACGCTCGAACTGAAATCGCCCTCCGAAATAGCGGCGATCTCTGCTGCAACTACAATAGCGTCTGTGCCGTTAGTTTCATCGGGTGCTTGAAACTGAACCTTGCCTAATACATCTGCGGCGGCAACATCAGTATCACCAGATTGAAGCAATATAGTAGCGGGACTTGAGCTTGTAGCTGGATTTTTTACAGTTAATTTAGTAGCTATATTTAAATCTACTAGCGCATCAAAAATTGCAGCGCCTGCTCCCACACCATCGCTATAGACTACTTTTACATCCCCATTAGGGATATCAATAGTTGCCCCACTTCCTTGTTTAATGGTTATAACTTGATCACCAGACGTCGCATTTTCTATGATCCACAGCTTGGAAACAGTATTGGGGAGCAGGGAAACTGTACAAGTAGAATCAAGCGTTCCTGTATATTTAATGTAGAGAGAACGACCCGGATCTGTTGCCCCATCCTCTATAATCGTTGAATGCGTGTCAGCATTAGTTGTTATGGCTTCAGTACCATAACTAAATGCTTCTCCAATTAATTCAAGATTAGTGTTAGTGGTGGCTCCCCACGTAGTTGGTTGATCTCCACTACCTATTTCTTCAAGTCGTAAATCGTTTACATATGTACTAGCCATAATATTTCCTTACGCTGCTATGTCTTCCCAAGTTATTGACTGTGAATCATCAACCTCTGACCAAGTTACTGTTTGCGAATCGTTTACCGCAGACCATGTTATGGATTGAGCGTCATCTACTAACCCCCATACAAGGACTGAAGCCACAGAACCTGTAGCGGATTCTCCAGTTACATAAACGGTAAAATCAAGTTTAGTTGTAACATCCCCAACAGAGCCTGTTCCCGCAACTCCTGTTACGGTTGCAGTGGCACCTCCGGTAGCGGTTACTGATCCAACAGCGCCTGTTCCTGCTACCCCTGTAGCGGAAACACTAACTTCAGTCGAAACAGTTACTGATCCAACAGCGCCTGTTCCTGCTACTCCTGTAACGGTTACATTTGCGCCACCAGTAGCGGTTACGCTGCCTACAGCGCCTGTTCCTGCTACCCCTGTTACAGCAATAGCATGATCCGTAGAAACCGCAACAGACCCTACGGCCCCCGTGCCGACTACTCCCGTAACATTTATATCAGTCGGTTGCCCGTATTTACCGCTACTCCACCCAGATCTACCGTAACCCGCAGCCATTGTCGTTACGCAATCCTTATAATGGCGTTACTGGCATCTGCCGCAGGGAATGCAATAGTAAAGTCGCCAGAACTAGACGCTTTATCTGCCCCAAAATCTAAAACAAGCACTGAAGTATCGCCAGTAGTATCCTCGTTAAAAATTAACGCGCCACGAGCGGTAATAGTGCTAGACGACCACGTAGTATCTGCAAAATCAGTTAGTGCAGTTGTACCACTAGTAGAAGGATCTACACGAGTAAGCGTGTTTCCTTTAGCCGTATAATTAGTACCAGACACTTCATTGCTTGTTGTATAAGCTGTTGTAGACGCAGCTAAACTAGCACTTGATGTGTACAGCGCAATTTTAAACGTATTGCCGCTGCTGTTTAAAAAATTGTGTTTCGCTTCAAGTAGTTCTTTCTTGAAACTTGTACACATTGCCTGAGTTATAGCCATTTATATGCCCTCGAAATAATTCATTAAACCTTCCAAACCTTCTTGGTCCCAAATAGTTTTCGCCGTAGATCGCTCACTTTTTGCAACCTTGTCAAAATAACCTATCAACAACGCCTTAATCACTGCTTTATATGCAAAAGCCTGTTCCCTAACTTGGGGTGGCGCATTTGCAGAAACAGCAACAATACGGTTAACTGCAAGCTCGGCCCATTCTTCAGCGTTCATACCCCTATTTGTTGTCGTAACAACGGTAGGGGTTCCAATGTCCGATTCCACACTTACGCTAAACAACCGCTCTTCTCCCTTGTCCTGCTCTATATGAATCGTTACGGTTCTTATATTCAGCTAATTCTTTCAGCATAAGTAGAGCAGCATCGTACCGTTTTTGGTATTCCGCCAGCATATCTGGCTCACCTTTCATAAATGTATAGGCTTCAAGAATACTTCCGTACAATAATACTGAATCAAAGTTATCGCCCAACCAACTGGTCCCACTAGCCACAGTAGTAATAGACTCTGGATAATAGTAATAATGTAATTCCATTGTGTAATTGGAATCTGGTGTTGGCCCTAGTATTAAAGTCGTATCATCGAAAAGTGCGTAATACTGCGGTAGTCCTTTATTATCTCCCGCCACAGGGTACGCTTCACGTATAAAATTAACGTCTTTGTTTATTAAATAGCTATAGCTACTACTGCTATCTAATACCGCTAATGAAAAGGTATCTAGCCAATCGGTAGGCAGTGTTAAATATTGGTTACTCGTTGTTAAAGGGCCGGTTACATTTTTACGTAAATTAGCTATTTGAACTGTATTAAAAACACGTTGTTCAGCTTGTGTAATAAATACATTGATATCAGTCGTTGTAAATTCATTCTCTACATAAGACTGAATGGCTGTTTTTAAACTCGCGTAGTTCATAATATTTAATCTGAATTTCTACTAAACCCAGTACCTTTGGTTGCTGCACCTTTGCCCTTCATCTGTTGCGTTTGGGTATTCGGTATCTTATTTGGATACCCGTCCATTTTAGGTACAGGCACAGGTTTAGGTTGGTTTGTGTTTGCTTTATGTTTTTTCATTTATAACTCCTACGAGGTAGTGACCGTAACCGATCCTACTTCTCCTGTTGCTTTTAAATCATTGGGTGTTACCCCATCACTATCATTAAACCCCACTGGTCCCCAACCCCATTGGAACACCCTACTACCAACACTATTTGCAGTTTGCTCGTAAGAGTTATCAGGTCTTGGATTTCTAATTGCTTGCGGATCATTAACTGGGTACAAGCCCACAAAATTTTGTGGTTGATCTGATTCCCAACAAGTGGAGCACACTAGAATATTAGTCTTATGCGCTCTAATATAAATTTCTTTAAGGCGGTTTAATTTATATTGAAACCCGCAACGATCACAATCTGCGATTGCGTGTTTAGCTGATGCGAATTTCTGAGCCATATCAGTTTACGTAATATATCTGTGGGGTAATTAGTAAAGAGGCTTTATCCCTGTCTTCATCAGAAGCAAGTAGCCAAGCTTCGTCATACATTTGTTTGAGGACAGGTACGCGTTGTTCTGACCCCGGTATTTTTATTGCTAGATGATAAGCAAGACCTGCTACCATTGCCGGAAGAAACCTAAACGGGACATCCATTGTATTAAACCCACTTCCTGCATCTAGTATCCTAGCTAGTCGCCAATACACTAGCGTATAAGTAGCCGCACTATCCGGCACAGGCCACAAAGTAACTGTAGGGTTTTGCACCCCACTTGCTTCAGTAGCTCCACTTTTACGATCTATGTATATCTGGGTAGGTCTACCCGTTGTGGTTTTATTAGGAATTGCTGCGTAATTGGACACCGTTATCCTAGATAGGGCTAGGTCAGATTGCGTAGTACCTGACCCAGTACGGATAACGTGTTCTAGTAAGTCAACTGTATCAACAGCAAGGTTATAGGTAGCTGTACCCGCCGTCATTGCCTGTGTGCCTTCTTCGACTGTCCACAGATTAATGCCACGGTTAGCCCATTCCGCAAACAACAAATTTAACGAACGTCTAGCTGTTTTTAAATCATAACCTGATCGTAGTTCAGATCCTGCTCGTTCAAATGCCTCCTCTACAATCTCATTTAAGTCGAGATTGAAAGATGCTGCTGATGATGTAGTCATACATATTACCTATTAGTTCCTCTGGTTTTGCCTTTACGCGCAACACCATCAATAGATTTCTTCCGCATCCCGGTCTTTTTGACCATACCGCCTTTCTTCATACCGGTCTTTTTGACCATTCCACCGCCACGCATACCTTTCTTCATTCCAGTTTTCTTAACCATTATCTAACTCCTACGCATGAAACGCGGTCATGTTTGTAAAAGTAGCAACCGTATATTGGATATATACACCGCTACTAAATACCACCCCTTCGTCGGGCACAGTAACATCCCTCGATACTGTAGCCGAAGCAACCGTACCAAGTTTCATTAATGCTGTACCTGCTGGAGAAGTATTAGCAAAACTAACAGTTCCTGCGGTTGCTGAATTAACGGTGAACACGCCTTTAAGTCGTGACCGCCCCGCAAAAATAACATCCCCAGCAGAAGCATTTACTCCTGCGGAAACATTACCCGCTGGATCACCAACTGCGGAAATACCAGATACTGTTTTAAAGTATTTAGCTCCTGTAGCTGTCCCTGCATTTGCCCCTGTAATGGACTCGGTTTGGGCATCCCCATTTACATCGGTCCCAGTTACAGTAAACGATATAGCAGAATCATCTCCAGCAGAAAGGATAGTAACTACTCTTCCCGCGTCAAAAGCGCAAGCACCGCCAGAAGCTAACGCACCCTCTATTACGAGTGCCGCGTTATTCCCGACAGCGGCTGCGGCTGATATTCCATCCGCGTCTAAGGCTTGTGTGTCAGCAGTAATAAATACCGCCTTTACGTCTGATACTGCCATAACAGCCCCCCTTATGCGTCAGCAAATGGAGTAACTACCGTGCCAGAAGCAAGCACTGTCCCACTAACAACGTATTTTGCACTAGCTGCCGCGTGACAAGTAACCACTGAACCGACAATGCCACCCTTGGTAGAACCATTCATCGTGATGACATCGTTTGAGCTGCCAGACATAAAGGTCTTACCCGCTGCATCGCTCTTACCAAGATAAAGACCGCCGACAAACTTATCTGTCCCGTCGGTCAAAATATCCATATCCGTAGCTGCGGTAATCACCAAAAAGGTGAACGTCGCACCGAGATTGTTGAGCTGAGTGGGATCTGTGGGGTCACTAGGGGTAGTAGTAACAATAGAAGGCAACGTAAATTTGCCATCCGCATCATTAGTTAGCAGTAGTTTCCCTGCGTGAGCTGCAACAGTTAATGTCGTATCTGCCGTTAGGCTGACAACAGTGTTTGAACCAGCACTAATAAAACCAGCTAGAGATCGAACTGGCCCTGAAAAAGTGGACTTAGCCATTTATTGATTCCTCCTTACCAAAGGTTTAGCCCTAGAGTCTTGGTAAGCGTCTGCTGGGGCAGTCGCTAGGGCTTATGTTCCCAGATTAAAGCAAGAGGGGTACTAAGTACCCCCTCACTATATTTTTATTAGGATGATCCGGGGCTACCAAATACTCCTAATGGGTCAGATACACCAAATGAATACCTTTCACGAGCTTTATATCGTGCATTTCCGGTATCAAAGTCTCCATCCATGCTGGTACTCATAGGAGTACGAACAAAATGTTTTAGACCATTTGGGATGTCCGTAGTAATGAACCAAGCGTTAGTATCTGTAAGGAAATTATTCACAGCATATCCTTCTGGAATAACCCCCATTGTCCTAGCGGCATTGATATCATTGTCTGAAGTACCAACCCTATTTTGCGATTCTAGCAATCTAGTTGCAACGAACTGCAAATCAGGTGGGATGACCAACTTCCTTGGTTTACCTGCGATTAACAGACCTCTTTCGTCCGTCCAGTTGGAGATCTGAATAACAGCCGCTTCCAAAGAAGTTTCGTTTAAATCAGACCCCGTTGTAGGACGGTTAGAGTTAGTTCCGCCGGAAACCAATGGATGCGCTGTGCTACACAAAACCACACCATCACCATACGTATAGTCAGTATTGAAAGCACGATTTAATATATTCGCGCCTTTAACCTGCTTGGTATACGCCATAGCTCTAGCCAATGCTTTGGTATATCGAGCCGACAAAGAATCATAGAGGTTATCCTCCATTGCTTCTTCAGTAATCGAAAATCCCATTGCAATGGTTTCGTGGTTGTATCTTGCAGCCCACGCTTCCTGTGCATTGTCATAAGAAATTGCTGATCCTTCGTTCTTCACCGGGGCGGCTCCGAAACCAGACAGCTTTGCTTCTTCTTCAAACGCACGTTCAGAGGTTTCTGTTTCAAAAACCTGCTTATGTTCCTCACCGTAGCGGTTATACTCAAGCCCAAAAAGAGCATTAAGACCCGGAAGGAGTTCTTTTAGTAATTGTGCTCTACTAATAGCCATGTTTAATTACTCCTAAATTCCAACTGGGTTGTTATATGAATGACCACCGGCAGCAGTATTAAACTTAACTACTATGTCGGTATAGGCATCGCCTACGGATGATTCTGGCGAGTCAACAAAATCAACAATTCTAAAAGCAATCCCAGTAGTCACGGCGATTGCAGAAGCATCTACCGCAGACGTGGAATTACCTGTAGTTGTTGACCCTGTACTGGTTGACTGCACCGCAGCTAATGGAATGTTAATACCCAAAGCTGCCTGTGGCAAAGTATCATCTGCTTGCACATGGTAAAGCGCATCTGGATCGTCAACGACATATCCAACAGCATCAGAAGCCACTGTACCAGTAGGCCAGTATTGTCTAAAAGTTTTTTGTGATGTGCCCGGATCAGTGTAGGAGCAACCTACAAATACTCCAATAGTTCCAGCAGGAAACTGTGAAGCGTTAGTACCTACGGTAGTAACAATTTCTAGTGTCCCAGCAGCTACTATTGAAACAACACTACCATTAAAAATGTTAGTGCCATATCCAGATGCGATCTTTATTTGTCGCGTGGAACCTGCGTAAGGTTGTCCACCGATGAGATTTATGGGGCGTAGCCCATAAGGAGTCGCAGTAGAAGCCATTTTAAATTCCTCACTTAACAGAAAGTTTAAAAATTATGCGTTTTGTCCCCCACCGCTACCAAAAGTCACTTTTGTGGACTTACTAGATCTTAATAGTGGCATACGAGGGTCATCTTCGCGCATATAATTGTTATCGACAGAATCTGTATTTTGCTCAGTTCGCTGGGCAATGTACTCATCTCTCTGTTGAGTAAGCTCTTCGTCAGTTTTGCAGAGAAGCAGCCCACCTATCTCTATCGAATCCTTAAATTGACTGTTTGGATCAGGCATTGTAAAGGCTTCAGGATGATCTGATGCTTTTACTGGTTCCCACCCTTCTCGAAATTTAGAGGAGACATTCTGCGGGTCATTTTGACCCATAGAACTAACGCGGATATACCGATAGGACATACCTTCTTCCTTGTTAACATCTGGTAACAATTCAGGTGGGGTCCATTGTTTCGGACGTTCTTCCGTTTCACGGGAAGCGTTTGCTCTTGTGGTACGAGATCGTCCTACTGATTTAGTATCTTCCACATTATCCCTCCAACTTCAATTTTTCACGAACATATTGCTCTGGGGTGAGATTTAGCCTGTGTGCCAATCTAACTTCCGAATTTGTAAGCACTACTTTTTTAGAGCCTGTGCTACGTTTTGCAGGAGAAACAACAGTTTTTTGGGCCTGTTCTCCACTTCCATTTATAGAAGGTTTGTCTTCTGTTCCCTGTTCAAATTTTTCAGGAAATCTTGTCCGCATCTCTTTGTCGATGCTTTGGTAATATGTATCAGACGTTGGGTCAATCCCTTCATTAACTAGTTGTTCATGTTTCCCAAACGCTAAACTTGTCATTGCTCGGTCAATTCCCCACCAGTTTTTATTTTGTTCCTGCCATGCTAACGCTTTTGCGTCTGCTTGTGGTGCTTGTTGAGCTGGAATGACCCTTTCTAATTCATTATTTACACTATCCTGATGTGCTTGTAAAGCTTCTTCAGAATATTGTGGAACATAAGCTTCTGCATTTTGTGCGCTAATTGTTGCCGCAGTTAATTGTTCAGTAGCTTCTGCTACTAAATCAGCATCCCCTGCATCATAAGCTTCTTTATAGGTTTTCTTCGCTAATGCTAGTTCATGCTCTGCACTGCTTTTAGAATTATCTATTAAAGCTTGTTCACCCTGAGTAAGGTGTTGCTTTAACAATTTGTTTTCTTCTAAAATATTTTTTGCAAATTGGGCCGCAGCATCTCGTTCTTTTATTGCCGATTCTTTTAACCGCCGTTCGTCGTTCCAAACCTTCTTTAATTGTTTA